GTGGAGGAGCGATAGGGGGTTTAGGAGGCGGTGGTAATGGTGGTAGCACAGGCGCAGTAATATTGTATTGGACAGAAGGTTATTAAAATGACAAATTACGCTAGAAATGTTAATGACGTTGCCGTTGATGTAACAACCACAGACCCAACCACTATTTACTACCCAACTGTTGCTGCTGAGTTTATTATTGTGCCAGCAGATGTTCAAGATGGATGGTTGTATAATGAAACAACTAAGAAGTGGAGTGCGCCTCCACCTGTGCCTGTGCCTCCAACTCCTGAGCCTGTGCCTCCAATAGTAACAGCGGTTCAGTTTATGATGCTGTTTTATCCACAGGAGCAGGCGTATATTCAGAACTCAACAGACCCTATAGTAAAAGTGTTTTGGACTCGTTTTCAAGATATTAGGGTGACTGAAGTTAATCTTGCACTTGATTCTATGAGCCAAACGCTGGATTATTTATCAGCAACTAATGTTGAGCCAGCTTTAACACCTCCTGCTCCCTATTTAGCAACAGGTCGTAAAGCTCAAATTTTAACTGGTCAACCGATTTAGTCAGTAACTCCGTTTGGCGGCTTTATGCCGCCTTTTTTAAAGGATTTTATATGAATTCTGCTCAATACGGGAAAGCTGGATACGGTCAATTTTATTATGCAAAACCTGAATTTAATTATATTGGAAGAGTAGCTAAATTAACTATTAGTGAATCTTTTGAATCAGCAATAATTATTTATGAAAATATAAATGTTATTATAGCTATTAGTGAAGAATATCAAGCAGGGATGGTGGTGTACCAAGATGCAATTTAATAATCAATATCTTATTGGCAATTCAAGCGTTTTAAACGCTAATATTACATCTAATAGTATATTGGCTAATCCCTCTACTTTAACGCTTACTGTTGAAATGCCTGACGGCACAATCACAACATATACTTATGGTGTTGGAACATTTATTACCCGTGTTGCTACAGGTGTTTATAAAGCAACAGTTAATTTAACCCAATCGGGTTACTGGAAATACAGATGGGACTCAATTGCGCCAAACGGTGCCGTTGAATCAACTTTTTGTGTAACACCAAGTATTATCCCATGAAAATAGATTGGTCAGAAGCATCTACTAAGCGTGGTTTAATATGGCTAATTACAGCCATTGTAGGCACAGTATTCTTATTTATGGGCAAACCTATTGACCAATTATTAATGTTGGCTACAGGTGTTGCTGGTGGACTTGGTGTCATACTAAAAGATTGATATGCCCTACTTATTTGTCGCCATTATTATTGCAAGTTTTGCTTCCGGTTATGGATTTGCTTATAAAGTATCGCAACTGGAAATTAAAGAAATGGCAGATAGCATTGCCACACAAAATCAAGAAGCAGAAGCACTGCTTGCCACATTGACTGAAGAAGCTAAAAAAGCCAACGCAAAGGCTTTACAGCTTAATAAAGAATTGGAGGACGCAAATGAATCAGCTATCAAAGCTATTAATACTCAGCGTGATGATTTTAAATCTCAACGCATGTACGACAACGGCAGGAAAAGTAGTCGTTGCACCACAGCCAAAAGTGATAATACCAAAACCGTTATTCGAGCCGATGAAAATAGATACGAACTTTCAGTGGAACTTACAGAATTTCTCAAAATGGAAGCCTATCGAGCCGACCAAATAGCATCTTATGCTCAACTATGCCAAAAATTTATTCAAGGATTAAACCGTGACAGATGATCTCAACATTAGGCTTGTAAAAGTGGAACAACGACTAGATAGTTTGTGCCGTGAATTAACTGAAGATAAGCTGGAAAGTAAACGCCAATATGAACGTATTTGTGAATCTTTGGATATTTTAAAAACACAGTCTGCATCAAATAAAGGTTTTTTTGGTGGCGTAGTCTTTGCTGTTGGGGCAATTTTTGCATTTATAGCGTACATCATGGGCGTTAAATAATGACAAATAATTTAAAAGCATTTTTAACTATGATTGCAAAGTCTGAGGGAACTCAAGATATTGGAAATAATCAGGGTTATGATGTAATTGTAGGAAGTACAAAAACTAAACCTCATCTTTTTAATAATTATCAAGATCATCCTAGAGTAGTTATTAATTTAGGAAAAGGTTTAAAATCAAGTGCAGCAGGGCGTTATCAAATTTTAACTCGTTATTATGATGTTTATAAAAAACAACTTAAATTGCCTGATTTTTCACCAGATAGTCAGGATAAGATTGCTATTCAATTAATTAAAGAATGTAAGGCATTATCTTTAATTGAAGCTGGTGATTTTGCTAATGCTGTTAAGGCTTGTGCATCAAGGTGGGCAAGTTTGCCTGGTGCTGGATATAACCAGCATGAACATAAATTAGATGTATTAAATAAATTTTATGTCGATGCTGGTGGCATTGTTAATGTTTAAATAATCAACAATGATTAAGAAAATACACAATAATTGATATTAATGTAGATACAACCATACCCATTATTAAATATAAATTTTTAATTGCCTTTTCCAGCTTGTAAACATCATAAAGTTTCATCGCATATCCTCACCTAGTTTTTGCAAAATAGCATCATGCTCATCCATAAGAGCATCAACCGTATCTTCAATTTCGTTAAGCCGTTCTACCAATTTAATGTGTTTTTGTAGTTTGTAATAACCTTTATCATGTAAACAAGCTTCATAACTACCATCAGATGATGAAAGCCAATGACTCGCTTGAGATTTTATTTGCTCAAGCCGTTTTTTCATTATTTCAAGATTAATTATCATTATTGCCTCCAATGCCGTGACACTTCTCTGCATATAAAGCACCATCTTTAAAACCTTCTCTGTAATCTTCACTACCGCAGAAATCCATAATTTCCAATCCCAAAGGCTCACGTTTTAAATCATGCTCTGCTTGTGCATAACCTCGTTGGTAAGCTTCACGCTGAGTCATAGGATCGCGTTTTGCATCTTCTACACCTTGTCGGTAATTAACCCAATCTGGTTTAAAAGGCTCTTTCTCAGTCTGCTCAGGTTGGGCGAGTAGTTCTTGTATAGCTTCATCAATACGATAATGGATGCCGATAGGAACACAGTATTCGCACCACGAATCTGAACAATCTTTTAGTTCTAATAGTACAGCCAGTGCTTTATTTAACAAATCTCTTTCAGCACTCATAATCTTTTTCTCAGCTCATTAAATTTATCAAAAATAAGTTTGAATATGCTATACATTATGAATATAACCGCACCACCTAATATAATAAAAGCAAGCATAGCAATAATTAATTCTAAATCAGTTTTCATCATCATCATCTTCCCCAATATAAAACTGAAATTGCTCGACTAAAAATTTGGCTTGTTCTCTAGTAAAATTTACTTCCTGTACTTGGCTACATGATTTAATGAGAAAATTAACACCGCCACTCTCTCCAAGCCCAATATAATATGTTGCAGGTTGATTTTCATTCATGACATCCTTTAAATCTAATTTGTATGCCTCAGCATTTTTACTAAATAGATTCATTCCTCACCTCCAATGCCGTGTGCTTTTTCTATTGCTCTAACTAAATTAATTGCGTACTCATGTTTACTCGTTAACTCTAATATTTTAATTGAACTCAAAGGCTCACGTTTTTGTGGTGCTGTGTAGAGAGCCGTCCAATTTTCACTATACTTGTTACCGTCAGATAGAAAACATCCACCAGAATCATTCATCCAAGCCACAGGCTCTTGCTCAGGTTGGGCTAATAATTTTTCAATCTCAGCAATTAGTATTTCAGTTCTTTCTTGTGCATCTTCTGTATATTCTCCGATCACATAAAGTACCTCTTTCAATAAAGCTCTTTCTTTACTCATTCCCCACCTCCAATGCCGTGATGTTTTTCAGCAAATTCAACACCTGCCCAATAACTGTAGGGATGTGTGGCTTCATCATCAGCTTTAAAAGCGTTTAATACATATATATTAATTAAAGGCTCACGTTTTGGCGGAGCTGTATATATCTTTGTTCCTGTTGGCAGTTTTTGCAATTTTTTAAAGTCGTCTGCTGATACATGGAAAGCGGTGAACTGATGACTTTCTAGTTTTGTTGCCACTGGCTCTTGCTCAGTCTGCTCAGATTTTACTGGTGGTGCAGTGTATAAGGGTATTACGTTACAAGCTTCCTCGTCTAAATCTGTAGGTTTATAAGCGGATTGTCTTCTATATCCTGTTTTTTTATCTTCCAGTATCCAAGCTTCAGGCTCTTGGGTAGACTCAGGATGGGCAAGAAGCTCATAAATCTCTTTGTATAGATCATAACTGACAAAAAAATCTCCTTTGTTGTCGCCAGATATAACTTTCTCCAGCAGCTCTCTCTCAATGCTCATAATAATTGCCTCGAAAATCTATAAACAAATTGCAATCCATTTCTTTTAATTCCTTCATTGCATCCATGTGCCAGAAATAATCTTGAGTGTCTATTTCAATAGACAAGTACCTAGCACAATCTTGCTTTTTATCACAGTTACTACCAAGACATCTGGCATTTTCAGTTGGGAGCGGATATTTCATCTTCATGTATAAGACCCTCTTTCATTTGTTGAATTGCAGTTAAAGTGTTTTCTAGAATAAGAATGTTTTGGCTATCAACAGTAAACGCAATGCCATGTGATGACACAATATTGTTAAATTCAGCCACTTGTATGGGCGTAATTGATTTACCCGTACCAATACAGTTAAAAGCTAAAAACGTGCCTGAAACACACGCTATTATGTCAGGAATGGCTGATTTTTTATAGCCAGTAGTAGAAGGGCAAACATAATAAATTTCCAGCTTATCAAGTATAGCTTTTGTATGTGTTTTTACTTCAGATTTTTTCATAATAATCCTCTAATTCAATGTAATCTCCCACAAAAGGAGCGTTTGTACCTATTGCTTTACGATAGTATTCCTGTAATGCAATTCCTTCCCAGCCATCATACCAATGCTTAGGTACGCCTTTGGTCTCTTGTTTGACAGTTGATAATGTGCTTATTGCAACACCTGTTTTTTTTCCAATGTCGTATAAGCTATATCCTTTTTTATGTAATACTTGGAGTATCAAAGAATAATCAACATCCCTAGCCATTGTTAATTCGTCCATCCATTTGTTTACGTCTTAATTCATTGCAAAACAATTCTACTTTTTTGTTTTTATGCATGAACTGAACTATTTGAGCAGACATACCGGACAAAACTATAGGCTTACTTTTTTTCATAAAAGCACAGGCTTCACGGATATAAGGTATCCACTCCATTACTTCAGCTCTGTTAAACAAAACTGTTCCATCAAAATGTAGTTCAGTATGCTTTGGAGCTAAATACTTCTTATCTTTTAGGATCTTTTCAAGCATCAACATTTTAACGCCAATTAACTTGGCGATTTCTTTTTTGGTGATGTTTATCTGTTCATTTATCTCTGGCATTTCCCCAATCCTCTCTTTTAATTTTCTTGCTCTAACTCTAGCATTTATTGATGCCCGATTTTCTTCACGATAGCGTTGATTATGTAACCTTCTTTTTTCTTTTTTCTCTTCTTCTGTCAACATAATAAATTCTCATAAAATTAATAATGTGCTGGATTAACAATTGAGCCGTTATCAATAACCGCCAGCCTTTACTTTTGATTATGCCGAGAAAGTTGGCAGAACATAATCATTAGCATTGTTAAAATTTCAAGCCTCCAGCGTAGCCTAGCTACGTCCCTGTCTTTTATTCAAAGAGTGCGGTTACACTGCCTATAAAATTTGTTTATTTCCCACACTCCATCCACAACCGTTCAGCTAATTTGTGCTTAATAGGGTTATTTGTGCGTACAGCATGTCGATACTGCCTACCAAGCTGTAGGCAATGTTTGCTTGTTGGTTCTTTTGCAAAAGCGGTGTTGCTGATCGCCATTAATATTATGGCTGTAATTATGTAATTTCTCATATAAACCTCAAAAAAATGCCCAGTCATAAGCTGGGCGAGTGGTTTCTACCCTAAGGAGGTAACTGTTTTTACTGCTTGCCAGTTCATGGCAGTTTGAATAAGTTGATTTATTGGTTCATGGCGATCTTCAAATCTTGGTGAAATAACCGCATGTTCTATAATTTGAAAAAACTCTGAACCATCGCTGTCAATGATTTCTCCATTGATTAATGCTTGGCAATAATCAACAAATGATTGTGCAATCATAGTACCACCAATTTCACAATCTGTTAGCATGTTATCAACCAGATCATCAACTTGAAGCTGAATACCAATTGCGTCATCATCAAACTCATATTCAAACTCTTCCGCCATGCAATCATAAGTTACTTGACCTTTCATCAGAACTCACCTCTTGGCGTTACAAATGAAGGAACATTGCTAGGCAATTCTAGCACCTGATAGATTTGCTCCTCTCCCTTCAGATTCTTTTGGATAATGAAGCTACCGCTACGGGTTTTGTGAATCAAAGATGCTTTATCGTTGTAGGAAAACGTATAGCCAAAGATAAAACCGCATGTTAAAGCGATTGATAGTGCGATTATTGCTATTTGTGTATTACTCATAACTTCTCTCTAGTTGTTGTTAATGTGGGCATAGATTAAAACCAATAAACAATCATGTCAACCCTAGATTGACATTTATTAACGCAATGCGCTCAATAGCCGATTCTGCGTGGCATCTTTCTCATTTATAACTTGCATCACCCTGCCATCAATGCCGTCTTTTACAACTAAATGTACAATACGTACGGGTTTAGTTTGCCCTTGACGATGTAATCTCGCATTGAATTGTTGGTAATATTCTAATGACCAACACAATGAAAACCAAACGGTCATACACCCACCGTCATAAAGGTTGATACCATGTCCTGCTGATTGCGGATGAGCTAATAACAATTTAATTTCACCTCTATTCCATGCTTGTATAGTTTCATCATGTTTGTCTAAGCGTACTGCTGTTGGAAAACGTGCCTGTAGGCGTTCAAGATCACTTCTATAGTTATAAGCTACAAGGATGTTTTCGTCATTTTGCTCAATTAATTCAGCTAGAGCATCAAGTTTTGCGGTATGAATTTCTCCCCAATTCTTATATTCATCAACATATATTGCCCCGTTGCAATTGTGGACAATAAGTAATTGACCTGCGTCGCCACGCACAGTAAATCTATTTCTTTTACCGCAATTTACAATGTCATAGACTCTTTTTTTTTCTTTATCGGTTGATTGAACCATTGAGATTCGTCCCATTTGTACCGAAATATCCTTGCATACAATGTTACCGTTTTTATTTTGTAAAAAACTGACGCTTGAGTTACCGTCATTTTTCCATTCGGAGTATTTATCCAACGGTTCACACGAGTATTGTTTGATTGCTCTTGCACAGTTGCCCAACGACAATTTTCTTTCGAATAGCCTTTTTCGTTGTCCATTCTCTCTAATGTCAAATGATCCTGATAACTTTCCGACATATCTTCCCAAAAATTTTTGAAAGAAACTTCCCATTCTTTGCAAACCAGTATCCCTCTTGCCCCATAGTTTGAAAAATCCTTGTCTTTTTTGTTCAAACACCGAGAACGCATATTTGTCCAAATTCGATAGGGTCTTGTGCGAGCCATACCGTGATGGGATAGACCTAATCGTTTGCGACCTTCCAATATTGTTTCTCCAAGTGAACATCCGCATGATGCTTTTCCGGGTCTTAACGGTCGATTGTGCAAATTGCTTCCAATGCGAATAATCTCGTTTCCACATACACATTTGCATAACCATGTTGCATTTTTGTTTTTGCTTGTTCCGGCTTTCTTTAAAACCGTCAGGTAACCGAACGTTAGCCCTGTTAAATCTTTCACTGGCATTACCATTTAATATATCTCCGGCTGTTTCCCATCCCGATATTGTTAAAACCTTGTGTTCGGGTGTCATTTTTACACCGTCCAATTTTATTACATCTTTATATCCGTTGCAAACTAATTTGGAATAGTTTGACCATTCTATACCGTCCCACAACATATCGTTTTCGTGTAATATTTCTATTGGTTTCCAACCACCATCTGTTAATACTTCAGTACCTTCAGCTATGCAATATTGCAGCAACTTATTAGCTAATACAGCAGCGTTAATGGCTTCTACTTGATGCCCTTCAAACTCTATGAATAAATCACGCTCAAAGGCTTTATATAAAGCTAAACTTTTACTATCTAATTCTATTTCTTCTATCAAATCAATTCGATCTGGCAATTCCAAATAATCAGCGGTTTGCATTGATAAACTATAAGGTTGCATCAGTTTTTGAATTGATGCTTGTGCGCCTTTTCTTGGGGTAAAGCTATATCCCATATAATCTTGCTCAAAAAAGCGTTGCTTATATGCAGTCATCGTGCGCCCTAATGAATTACCATAGTCAACAAGATAACATTGCGACCACAAGTCTAATAGCCCATTAGGGGAAGGTGTACCCGTCAGGAGAACCATATACTCAACAAAAGGTAGTATCTTTTTCATGGCTTTAAAGCGTTGGCTTGCAGGGTTTTTAAATGAAGAACAATTATGAACTAAAATCCCTTCGGCAAAGTAATCGTTAATCCCGTCTGTTTCCAAATTGTATACTGTTCTTCCACTTTCACATTTGATATTCTCAATATAGTCCACCCTAACTGTTGAAGAAAGGTATCTTTCTTTTCGTCTTGACGCTTTCGCGATCTGTGAGAGTTTCCATCCACCTCTATAGCTATTTTTTTTGAATAAATGCCAAAATCTACTTTGTAACATGTTGGATAACCCGACCCTCTTGGCATTTTGGTAGGTATCACACATTGCATTTTCCATTCGTCTGATAACATTTCTAACATTAATTGTTCGCAACGTGCTATTTTTCCATTTCCACCTCTTGTTATCGGTCGATGCCCACTTTTCTTGTGTGCATCGCTTAATTTTTTCTTTATTTCTTCTGACCATTCTTTCCCTTTGTTCCAAATTTTTATTTCCCCATTTGCATATCTTCTTTTTGCAGTAGTTCCAGATTTTAATAAAATAGCTGCTCTTTCTTCTGGGGTTTTCATCAAATGCATTTGTTTCTTTGAACAAGTTTTGCTGCATAGCTGATGAGTCAGCTTTCGTTTCATAAAAATCGTTCCGCACAAAATGCAAGCCCCTACATCGCCATGCTTGTACCCACCCCTTTTCTGTTGCAAAAGGATGATCTCTTGTACATTCAATTGTTGATCCATCGGATAAATATAATTTAACGAGTTCATTTGTTTGTTTCCTAAAAGTTTTTGTAATAGGCATTTCACCGACAGATGTCATTACTAAATCACCTGTTTCAAGATGTTTTATATCACGAACTCCTAAAGGGGTCAATATCATAGTTCCTTCAGGGAAACATTCATCAATAACCACCATATCAAATGCCCATTTTTTACCGTAATGATTAACTAACCATTGGACATTTTCTCGGTTAATGACATAAACATCGTAGTCATAGTGTAAAACTTTAAGGCGTGCATTTTGGTCACCCAACACCCTAGCTACAGATAAATGTTTAGTATGTTCCCATTTGCGTGATTCTTGAACCCACACAGAATTGGCTACTCGCAATGGGGCTATTACTAATACTTTTTTTACTAATTTAGTTTTTAATAAATCGCTAATAGCAGTTAATGTTGATACGGTTTTGCCCAAACCCATTTCTAACATTAAAAATGAGCGTTTTTTATCTTTTATAAAATCAACAGCTCTATTTTGATATTCGTGTAAATCAATTCGGGAAGGCATTAACTTGCTCCATACTGTCTATTACTCTTACATCAAACCCCATAGCTCTTCTGCGGTCATGGTCATTTTTTTGAGCTATTGTTGGAACTTTACCTAGTGCTTTGCACTCTACAAAAATAATACGTTTATCAGGGAGCATAACCAATCTATCAGGTACAAAACGTCTACTTGGAGAGGTATATTTTTCACATGTCCCCCCTAATTCTTTTACTTTTTTACATAATGCTTTTTCTATATCTCGTTCAAGCATAACCAACTCCTGTTAATAATTCATTTGCTTTCATAATGTAATAATCATAATCAATATCAGTAGGAAAAGTATCTGGCAAATCCATAAGGGGCATACATCCTAAACTTAATGGCACTTTATTGCCATTTTTAGCATAGGTTATAGTTACTTCTTTCAATTCTGGTATTGACGTATGGTAAAATCTTATGGCTTTTCCTAAATATGTATCCTGCCACATTGCACCACCGGTAACCGTACGCACAGTCACAAATTTAGTAATGTCAGTGCATTTTTTAATAGTTTGGCTAATCGGTTTACCTGATGCTATTTTAGCTATTACCGCTTCATAAATTATTTGCCCGTCAGGGTTCTTAGACAATGACGGATCAGCAAAACAACCTTTTCCTTTTGTCTTGCCATCAGTTTTAACTGCTAAATAATTATTAACATCCCTTGAAGCTATTATCCTATAATCTGTTTGTTCAAGATTGTAGGTTGTTTTTAATGTCCATTCAGCAAGTAGTTTCTGCACTAACTCACTATCTTCTGCTCGATATTTAGTTACAATTCCATCAGTGTTTGCACTAACAACTTGTATATTATTTTCTTCTAATACTTCAATTAGCATTAGCAAACTTAATTGCCCTGTTATAGTAGTTTGTAGTAATAGTTCAGGTGAATATAAAGCACTAAATCTGCTTCCAAATTTGCCGTATGAGCCATTGAGTTGTATTTTTTTACTAGCCTCCTCAGTCTTATACATATTTAATTGTGCTTTTGCTTCAACCAGTTCTTTCTTTAATAAATTTATGTCTTGCATCAGACGCTTCCTCTATAGTTTTAAAATATCCAATATAATGACGGACACCTTTAACACCCACTCTGACAATATAACCCCCATCAACATGGGGTGTGACTCCTCTTACTTTTGTTTTAGAATTATTCCACACGGTTTCATTTGAAATGGATTTTATTGCTTGCTCTTTATCAAGATGGAGCATTTTTATAAAGGCTTTTCTAGCCTCCACAGCTTCTTGAAAAGTTATAAAGTGTCCAATATGATATCTGACACGTTCGTAATCGTAACGTGCTGAAAAACCAAAGTTTGTTTTTTGTATCCCTCTCTCACCGGAAGTATTATTTTTAAATGTCCGCCTGTTATCACATTGTTGTGATCGAGTTGCCCATCTACAATTATATTTTGAATAACCCAGATCGTTATCAATACGATCTAAACTATGATATTTAGATGGTTTATCACCCATATCTTTTAAAAAATTTTTAAAACGATGCCATTCTTTGCAAACCACAATACCTCTAGCTCCATAATTTAAAAATGAATTGTCTTTTTCAAAATAACATCTTCGCATCATGTTGTGCCAAGTTATGTATAAAGGATGTTTTACACATTCTTCTTTATCCCCTCGTTTACTATAAGGTCTTTTTGGTAATGGCATTTTCGATCTCTCTTTCCAAAGTTTCAATTCGACATTGTAATTCAGAAACCATTTTTTTTGCAAATATTCTACGTTCAACAATAGATTTATATAAGGTTAAAAACTCTCTACCCATATTTTCAGGATAAAGTTCTTGTTGCAAAATAATACTAGGATAAAAAGAAGTTACATCAAAATCGCTTATTAAATAAGTAGATGATGCTTTTACTAATTGGCTTTTCTCACAACTATGTAAACCACCAATCCCCATTTTATAAATAGTGTTACCTATTGTTATTTTTTGTCTAGCCAACCACGTTGGCATCTGTACAGAGCCTTTAGCTGACAAAGTAAATTCTTGTTCAAGCAAACTATTATAAATATTAATTAGCTCTGGATTTTTAAACGAAATAATCAAAGGGTCTTTATAATTAAAGACAAATCCTTCTGCATAATCTTTGGGGCTATATGCATCATTAGTTATAGCATTAAGTTCTGATTTAATAACTGTTTCAGCAATTTGAGCATCAGATTTAGAACGTAAATCCATACCGTAGGTGGCTTTCATTTCTCTACGGAGATTTATTTGAGGTAATAACTTGTTATAAAGAAGCTCCGTCAATTCCAAATCGTTTTGACAATAAAGTTCTAATATTTCACGTTGTTCTGGCGAGATAGAACTTTGTGGGTCTATAGGTAAATCTTGCATCTTTTGAGTATGCAATCTACCACCATATATCTTTAATGACGCAACTCCAATGGCAACTTCTATAAGGTCAATATGGTTATAATTTTTTACCGTTAAATCTTTATCTTTTAAAATCTGATAAGTGGGTTTATCACTTAATATTATTTGATTTGATAATTTATGTAATTTTTGACAATCCCATCCTGCTAATGCTCCAGATATAATTGGTAGATCATAGTTATTACCATTAAAGCTAATAAGTTCTACTTTTAATATTTCACCTAATAGTTCTTTATTTAACTTACAATCAGCGTGCATAGGAATTTTAGTAATCTTCCCTGACTTACTATTTTTAGCGCAAAAAAGAAAGTAGTCTTTATAACATTCCACATCAATGAATACTGCCATTGTTGGTCCTTGTGATGATAAAAAAGCCCCAATTAAGGGGCTTAGTTGATAAGTATCAGTTTAAAAGTATTAGAATTCAGACACATCTTCAAAATCATCAACAGATGCTGATGCGCCATCGGAGAATGGTTCACCATTTCTATAGAATTGTACTGCACTCAAATTACCTAGTATTTGTTTACCACCTTTTGGGTGATCTGAATACCAGAAATCTAATATGGCATTTACGTAACAACCTGCGTATAAACGACCATCTTCTTCCGCTAAAGGTGTTTTATCAGCATCAATTAGCAAAGGTCTTTTGGTACTTCCGGCTTTAAGAGCCATCATACCTTCATAACCATCATATTCCTTCTCATCACCATCTTTAAGAGCAGTGATTTTTAAACCTTTAGGGATTTTACCTTCAAATTTTTCTTCTATGTAGTCATCAATCGCTTTTTCTACTTTTTTATGAGTAGGTGAACCTTTTTCAAACAAAAAAGTTGCTTCAAACTTTGTTTCGACACCATCAAATACAGATTTTTTGAACAAAGATGGGAAAGAAAGACGTACATTTTCTATTTTAATTTTTGACATTTTATTTTTACCTTTTAGTTTTGTGCCTTAATTGGCTTGTAAAGTCTACATTGACATTTGCTAAGTGTCAAATTTATTTTAATCAAAATCATCAGCCGAAACTGATATTGATCTGCGGTTATCGTTTGCCGGCACTAATGTTGGTTTACCTGCTTTTTTAATAATCAAATCATTAATAATATCCATATTCTTTTTACCCAATAACTTCTCAGCTTTGGGAACTGATATAAATGATTGTTCAAACAGTTCTTCATGTGTGTATAAATTTGTTAAGGTTGTAACTGCTAATGCCTCATTAGTCCATGTGCGGCTACTGCGACCTTCTACCAGTTTAAAACCTTTAAATTCTTCACCATTTTCTAGTTTGTCTTTTATATAATCTTCTACTGCTGACAGCCATGACTTAATTAAAGGTGCATTAGTCAATACTTGTGTCAACTGGGCATCGGTTAATCTGTTTACTGGCGTTGTATCGCAGTTATCAAACTCACTTAATAGTGTATCCGTTGTTAATTGCAGTAGTTCTGGGCATAGGGGTTTATGTCTGCACCATCGGCATTGTTCATCACCTGGTGTTCTTGGGGCATCATCAGATAAGGCTATTGTTGCTTGTTGTTTAACAAATTCCCCCCACCGGTACAACTCGTCAACAGTGGTAGAAAACTCATCTATATGGTCTAGGCGTGGTTGCACTATTACCATATTAACTTTTTTTATTTTATAGTTAAGGGGATAATCAGATAACGCTCCAAGTGCATAAAGTTTTAACTGGCTATTTTCATAAGCATTAACTTTTATACCTTTTCCATACTTCAAATCTACAATAGTTAATAGATTTTCATCAGGGTTATAAATTATACAATCTGCTGTACCAAACCCTTCAGGCGCATAATCTGAAAAGTCTACTCGTTTTTCTATTTCGACCCTTCCCTTTATTAATGCAATAAAATCAAGATAGACTTGTATGTTGCTACACATTTCTTTAGTAATAAAGTTAGCTGACCCATCTAACTTTTTACCTTCAAAGTCAAAAGGGTTTAATTCTTTGCTCAAACACCATTCAGCCAACTCATGTGCATCAGTTCCTTCTTGAGCAAATGTACTAGAAATATTGGTGTAAGGTTCTTGGGCTTTTATGCTACCAGTACACTTTAACCAAGTGTGTGATCCTGATGCACTTAATTTCGCATGTGCTGTCATTTTTATTTGCGCCTTCTATTAAAACAAAGTAGAGTGTCAAGTCTACATTGTCATTGGGAAGAAAGCAACTATGAATACAGAATTAATTATTAAGCACTTTGGTAATCAAAGGAAGATGGCATTGCGACTTGGTGTAAGCCGGCAATCTGTTGGGGAATGGGCAAAGTTAGGTACTATTCCAGCCAATAGAGCCATTCAGATCGAGAAGATAACCAATGGAGAACTGAAGGCTATTGAGATGCCTATCATAGAGCATCGGGGCTAATATGCAAACATATACTATATCCAGAGGTGAAAAGACAAGTGCTAAGTGTACACTTAGAACCGCTACTTGGGAGAAGTTGGTCAGTGTGTTTACTACTCACAAAGTTGGTAAAAGTAAAGATGAACATGGTTATTTTGTAGGCGGTACTTTTGCAAACAATTACCGCAACGCTGAGAACATGCTCAGTAGAAGTTTGGTTACTATTGATGTTGATAGTTATGAGGGTACTGCTGAAGATGTTTTGTTGGAGCTTGAACACACGCTTCCTTATGCATTGGTGGCTTACTCCACTTACTCCAGCACTGTTGATGCTCCACGTTTTAGAATAGTTATACCTTTAGCTTCAGAAATACCTGCTCAGGATTATGAACCTTTTTGCAAGGCGTTGGCAGATGAGTTTAAAGAGTTTAAATTTGATGCTCATGGGTTCAAGCCTGAACTCGCTATGTATATGCCATCTGCATCTGTTGAGGGTGTTTATGATGCTTTTACTTTTAGCAAAGAAGGTGAGTTATTAGATATTAATGATTTTGACATAGAGAAGTTTAGAGCAATTGAAGATGGTTATTCTTTTTCTGAAGGTGATTATGATTTAGAAGCATTGGTAGATGACCAACCTTTGTCAGATGTTACTGATGAGCAAGTGGCTGAGTGTTTAGAAATATATAAAGCTGAAGGGATAGTTGAGTATGAAGATTGGTTGAATGTTGGCAGGGCTTTGTATCATCAGTATGAAGGAAGTGAGGAGGGTTTTAGTATTTGGTGGCATTGGTCTGTACTTGATCTTGCTCGATTTGATGAAAGTAAAATGGATCGTAAATGGAAATCTTTTGCTAAAAAACGTGTAGGCAAAAAGCGATTGACTTTCGCTACTGTCATTATGAAGGCTAATGAACTAAAAGAAAAAGAGGTGTTGGGGTATTTTGAAGAAATAATGAACCCTGCTGAAGTTGTGGATGTTGAACACGCTGATGGCACTGTTGAAGTTGTTTCTGTTGGCAATGGTGTTGTTGTTGATGTTGATAGTTACGACAAGTTGCGTAAGAAGTTAAGCAAAACAGCGTTAACATTATTTCCTGAAAGCAAACGGCAATTACTTGCTCAAGAAATTTACGAATCTTGGGGGAAAGAAGTTGGTGTTAGCAAAGCAACTATTAAAAAGGAGTTGATGCCTAAAAAGAAAGAAACCGTTAATGAGTTAGTAGCTAGTGACTTTCCTGAGTGGGCTAAAGATTGGATTTATATTGAAACACGTTGTAAGTTTCATAATATTATTAAGAATTATAGTTTAAACCGAGAGGCTTTTAACCAAAAGTTCAGTGGCACTATTGAATGTAAAGATGAAGAAACATCTGCATCGCAATTAATGAGTGTTAATTACCCTATGCCAACTGTTGTTGATGGCATGTACTTTCCGCTTGCAGGTGAGTTTTTTGAGTATCAGGGTAAGGCTATGCTGAATACCTATAGGGTCAGTGATGTTATGTCTTTGGCTAGTTTAGAGAATCAGGGTGAGGGTAATATTGATGCTGATGGTCAAAAAGTAGTTGATTTGTTTCTGGCACATGTTCGTATGACTTTTGCCAATGAGCGTGAACAGACTATTATGTTGGATTGGATGTCCCATATTGTGCAAAACCCTGGTGAGCGTTTACATTGGGCTTTATTATTGCAGGGCGCACAAGGTACAGGTAAATCTTATTTTAGTGTTGTGATGCAGGGTATTTTAGGGCGTAATGTACAAAAGGTTAAACCTGAAGCCATATTGGGTCGGTTTTCGGCATGGGCTACAGGGTCTGTTCTGAATATCATTGAGGAGATTTATGTATCCGGCAATGATAAATATGCTTTGATGAACAAGATTAAAGATTATATTCGAAATGAGGAATTGCAAATTGAAGAAAAAGGTCAGGATCATAGGAATGTACCTAATTTTGCCAGTTATTTATTTTTTACTAATCATCCTGATGCTTTGGCTATTACTGAAGATGAACGGGCTTTTTGCATTATTTATGGGGCTATTCAATCCACTGAGCAGTTGTATAAGGTTTTAGGGGGAACGGAAGCTGCTGATAATTATTTTGAAACTTTGTTTTTGGAAACTAGAAGAAGAATAGATGCTATTGCTTGTTATTTAATGAACAGGCAAATTAGCAGTGATTTTAAACCTAAAAGTCGTGCGCCATTGACAAGTGCAAGAACGGCTATGATTAATTATTCGGCAAATGTGGAGGTTGAGCATATGCACGATTTGATTGATAAGTTTAATTGTGAAATTATAAATGAAGATGTTATTGATTTAACCTATCTGGCATCTTGCATAAAAATGGATTTTGAAGCTGATGGCATTCAGTTACCACCAGCAAAAATGACTCAACATATTTTGTTAGGAATGGGTTTTCAGAAAGTTCCTAACCGAGTTAAGATTTCAAAAAATGATGGTAAGAAAGAAAAACACACTGTTTGGCTGAAAAATTTTGAAAATGGTGACCCACGCATTTCAGCAGTGCAAAATTTTTACAGAAAGTGTGATTTTTAGATTTTTAGATTTTTAGATGAAATAGGGGTCACCACTTGGTCATTTGGGTCACCATAAATAGGTATGGTGACCCAATGGTGTCCCCTAGTAAGTTATTGATTTTTATATTATATATACTATATGGGTCACCAAGACAGGGTAATATAGGTAAAATCGGTATCATGAGAGAAATATATATTTTTTACTGTATAGGTTACATAAATGCTATTAAGAAATAAAAAAAAATATATTCTCTTATAGAAAAGACTGCGATGGCAAAAATGGTGACCCACATGACCCAAATGGCATATTTGTTATAAAAATCAATTAGTTATTAGGGGTCACCATAAATTTAGGGTGTTTTTATGGTGACCCACGAACAAGTATTTATTTTAAAATCAACAAGTTATCTTAAAAATGATAAAAATTGGAAAATTATGAAAAGAAAAATGACTAAATGGTACTTAATGCCTATTGCTTTGGTGATAGGGTTTTTTATTGGTTTGTTTGGATTGATGTTATGGTTGATACGTTAAAGATTTTACCCTATGCCATTTGTGTTATTATTTTTATTATTGTGTTATGGAATGAGTGGGTTGAGTGAATGAAACATAATCATTATTTTAAGAAGGTTACCCATTTAGATGCGGTTGATGTGTATCGAGTGTTGGAGTTGTTTGAAATTACAAATCCTTGTTTGCAACATGCGATTAAGAAGTTGTTGTGTGCAGGAGCTAGGGGAAGTAAGGATGAACAGCAAGATGTGCAAGAAGCGATAGATGCGTTGGAACGTTATCAAGACATGAAAGCTGAAGAGGAAATGAAATGATTGAAGTAATGATATGGGTTGCTGTTGGTTATGTTGCTGTGCAATGGCTTTATTTCGAGATATTTAAGGATTTGTTATGAGAAATAAAAGATGAAAATAAATTATCACAAAATATGATATAATTAAAATGTGGCTAGGTAATGCAAACCGAAAACCCTTAAGCAAGGTTGCCACATAACTTTTCGCTTAATAATTCTATGCTAAAGGAATTTTCAAATGACAGAACTAACACAAAAACGTTTAAAAGAATTATTATCTTATGACCCAGAAACTGGTATTTTTACAAATCTTACGCAAAGAAGTAAAAAAATAAAAATTGGTAATGTTGCTGGATGTACTGATGAATTAGGTTATAAAAAAATTGTACTGGATGGATTTATATACAGAGGACATCAATTAGCTTGGCTATATATGAATGGAAAATTACCTATTACAAGTTTAGATCATATTAATGAAATTAAAAATGATAATCGTATTTGTAATTTAAGAGAAATAACTAAAAGTGGAAATGCACAAAATATATTAGCACCACAAACAAATAACAAGTCTGGATTTAAAGGAGTATGTTTAAATAAAAATAGTGGTAAATATAGAAGCACTATTAATATTAATGGGAAACAAATATCTTTAGGTGAGCATATAACGCCTGAAGAAGCTTCAGAAGCCTATTTGAAAGCTAAACGTGAATTACATACTTTTTGGGTAGAGGATAAAGTTGCATGAAATGGAGTATGTTAAAGTCCCCTCCTATTAATTTATTTAATGCGCCAATGCAAGTAAAGATATGTAAGCATAAAAATAAGGCAATCTATGTTTCATGGAAAAAGAAAGAGTGCATAGATTGTCATAAGGAATTTCCATTGTATGATATAAAAATACAACATCAAAGGTAATGATTAATGGCGTTAAAGACAAGTAACAAAAATAGGAAAAAGGTAATGAGGTTTAAGGCAAATGAGAGTTCATACAAAGCCAAAGATTAAGTTAGATGGTAGACGCTGGAAATGTTATTCTAAAGACAGGATAGCCTATGGTGATTCACCTAAAATGGCGTATGTCAATTGGCGTACACCAAGTTTTATTTATTTTTAAAGGAAAAATGTAATGAGTACAAATGGACACAATAACAACCAAACTTTTGATTCAGGTGCAATACCTGTTAGAACTGTGTTTGGTACAGTACCAACATCACCTACATATACAACAACTAATGCTGATATAACACCTGTAGCTACACCAACTGATGTAATAGCATTGATTGGTAGTGCGACTAAAACTATATTGGTGACTAAGTTTGAGATAACACCAACAGCAAATGCTAACGGTTCGTTGGATTTTTATGTTTATAAGCGAACAACAGCAAACACTGGTGGTACATCAACTGCAACAGCTATTACGCCTAATGATTCTAGCAATCCAGCACCTACAGCAGTTGCAAAGTTATACAGTGCTAACCCTTCTGCATTGGGGACAGGTTCATTGGTTCGTGCTACTCGTATTACTTTAGCCTCTAAATCACCCAATGGTATCGCTGTACAAACATGGGTGGAAGCTTTTGGTACAGGTAATCAACAGCCTATTGTATTGCGTGGTGTTAATGAATCATTGTGTATTAATATGAACAGTCAAGCATTACCAACTGGTACAGAAATTTATTTTACATTGGAGTGGGTAGAATTGTAAGTAGCTTGCTTGCTGAAGGAGCTTGCTTGCTGAAGGCATGTGTATATATTTATGGGGATAATATTATGGCGATGACACCACAACAAGCTGGTGGGGAAGCTAGGGCTAAGGCACTTAGTTCTGAGCGTAAAGAAACTATTGCTGGTGAAGGTGGAGATGCAAGGGCATCATCATTAACACCTGAAAGACGGCATGAAATAGAGGTAGAAGGTGGCAAAGCATCGCATGGTAGCCGATTTACAAAAAAGTAATACGTTGGTATAGGTTTGAAAAGAACGTGGCTTAGAAGTGAAATTCTTGGCTACGTTTTTTTGTGTTGGGATGTAGGTGTTGGGTGTTGAATGTTGGGTGTTGGGTGTTGGGTGTTGTGGATATTTTTGGAGAATGTGGGGATGTTGGAAAAATAGGGGATTTTTAGCAGTTTTTATAAGTCATTGATTTTAAACAGTTTTTATAAGTCATTGATTTTAAACAGTTTTTATAAGTCATTGATTTTAAACAGTTTTTATAAGTCATTGATTTTAAACAGTTTTTATAAGTCATTGATTTTAAACAGTTTTTAAAATAATCGATTCTAGGCGTAAAAATGTAAAAGTAATGGTATTACATAAGTAAAATATAAAAGAGCTTTAAAACGTGATTTTTAGCGGCTTATGGTAATTACTTGAAGTAACTATATAAAATCAATGTAATGATTATAGAGTGATAGTTGACAGTTGATAATGTGACATAATGACACGTTAAAGTTATAGTTTTAAACTATCAAATAACGTTATAGTGGAATGATTTTGTATTAAGCAATGGTAGGATAGGAATAAAACAAAAAAAACGGCTTAAAATGGATATTTTGGGATATTTTGGGCAAAAAAAAGCCGCTTTAGCAGCGGCTTATAGGGTTATGGGGTTATAGGGTTATAACTTAAAATGTTTTATTAACAACTCTTGTATTAACCGGCTTTTGTTTCGTTCAAGTTTTAATTTATCGATTAGCAAGACCGGTAAACTAATCATTATCGGTTTGTTTTTTAGTTCATCCGGTATAGTTGGGCGTCCTGGTAGTTGTTTGTACATGTTAGTTCCTGCATGGCATAATTACATAGATAATGTCATTATCTGATGACGGTATAAAATAACCGCACTCAGCGCAGCTATAAAGTCTTTTTGGTGTGGTGTTACCGTAATATTTGCATATTGCATCATTAGCAAGTGCGACATATGACCAGTCAAATTGATGCAAAATTTTATTTAAATTCTCGTCATGATTATTAGCTTTTACGGGCGTTAGTATTTTGTCAAAAGATGGATACTTGCCATCTATGGGCGTGAATACTTCGACTTCATTCAAGCATTGCAACTCATACCGCCCATTGTTTAAAAATATTCCAACTTCCTTATTCTCATGTTTACTACCCATTTTTTTAAGCAGTGCTTTGATAGTTTCTACTGGAACGATCAGATAATCATTTTCAATATTAACTGATATCTCGTTATGATATGAGTTGATATGGCATAAAATATAACCATTGCTTGCGCTCACTGTGTCTTTTGTAATCTTTATGCCGTTTAAATAGTATCTAATATCAGTTTTTTTAGGTACTGCTGTCAGTGCTAGTCTTAAGTCTTGTATTTTCATTTTGATATACTCTTTTTAATTTAATTTGTTGAGCGACATTATCGTTGATTGATGATACGTTGCTAAAGTTACCCGCCAGTTCTCGAGCAACTTTAAAAGTTTCACATTGTGCCTTATATACTGAGCCCATAATGTTAGAAATAGTCGTTGTCAATGCAGTTTTGATAATAAGAAGGCCATTCTTTTTTTATATCATCCTCAGTTAAACCGTAAATTTTTAACGCTTCTATAGCATCACTGTAATCACCTGTTATTTGGCATTCATAATTAGCTAATGAATCCCATATAATAGTTTTTATTGAATTGTTGGCGAGTTCAAATTGTATTTTTTCAGCGCTTAAGTTATCAAGACCATCCGTTACAGTTTTAACGTTATCTGATGGGCATAACATACCAGCATACAATCTTTTATATTCAACACCTGGCAGAGCTTCCTGATTATATTGCTGTTCTGTAAATGCAAAGAAAGCGCCGTTTACGGTTAGTAAATCGTTAATTTTTATTTCTATATTAAAATGATTCATAATAAATTCTCTTTTAGTTAAGGTTAGTCAAGATTATGCAAATGATGCGAATACCGCCTATAAATGCGACACATGCCAAGGCCGCCATGGTGTAAATTTTGTAGTTAATGTCAAATAATTTCATTTTTATAAGCCTGCTTTGATGTTAGCGAGTACAGTATCGACTAAGTTGTATACAGTTTTGTAATATAAATTAGTTTCCCATCTGTAATCTTTACTAAAACGAAATCCAGTGATTTTTAAAACTGGTATTAATAAATAAGCGTTAGTTGTTCTGATTAATTGTTTCATTTTTATAATTCTCTTTTGTTAAGGGTTAAAATCAAACTACGATTAAATTATACAACTTAATTAGTTAAAGTCAATAAGTTTATTAATTATTTTTAAACTATTTTGTAATTGATATTTATTGATGATATATTTTGATTATCTTTTAACTTTTAAATTAATGGCTAAAAATCAACCCCCATGCGCTCTAGCGACTCAATTATAAAATATTAAGCTCATGCGTTGCACTGCTAAAAGTAAACGTTCAGGCGTTCAATGTGGAAGTCATGCAATAAAAGATAAAACTAAGTGTCGCATGCATGGCGGCAAGTCTACCGGCAAGCCTGGCAACAAAAACGCAAAAAAGGAGAATGGAGTGTATAGCAAATTCATGAGTGAAGAGGATAAAGCAATCGCCAATCTTGCAGAAGATAGATTAGGCAAGCTTGATAGTGAAATAAAAACCGCGCGCGTGCAACTTGCAAGGGCGATAAAAGAGCAGGCAAATGGTGGCACAAAAGATTATGATTTTATAATCGACAGGGCGTTGGCGCGTATAGGTAATCTTGAAAAAACCCGAAAAGAGTTACTGCATGATGATAGCCAGGATAATGTTTTAACCATTATTGGCGGTTTACCTGATTAGGTTGCATTGAATATTTGGGGGTATATTTGGGGGTATATTTTTATTTTAAAACTTAACAATCCAGTAAAACCGCAACTTGTAGACTATCATTCTATTGATGGTATAACTTCCTAATGGCAAAAAAGCTATATTTACCGACTTTTCACGCTGGGCAACTTGCCGCCTATAATAACAGATCACGTTTTACAGTCTTACGCTGCGGCAGGCGATGGGGTAAAACCGATTTGCTCAAAATACTAGCTGGAAACTATAGTGCTAAAGGGTTAAATATTGGAATATTTGCACCTGATTATCGAATACTCAGAGAAGTATACAACGAACTGCTTGATATGCTATCGCCTATAGTCAAGAACGCCAGTAAAACTGAAGGCGTTATACGAACCGAAACGAATGGGCGTATAGACTTCTGGTCATTAGAAAACGAACGAGCTGGGCGCTCCCGTAAATATAATCACGTTTTCATCGATGAAGCGGCTTTCGCAAAAGACAATACAATGTCTGATATCTGGGAACGTGCTATAAAACCAACACTATTAGACATGACTGGTAGTGCATGGGTATTCAGTACACCAGATGGCATTAATGAAGCTAATTGGTTCTATCGCATATGCACCGACAAAACTCTAGGCTTCACAGAATTCCACGCACCAAGCGCAACTAATCCCTATCTCCCAGATAGCGAACTGCTAAAACTCGAAGCTGAAAACCACCCGGCAGTGTACAGACAGGAATACCTGGCAGAGTTCGTAGACTGGAGCGGTGAATGTTTTTTCAATCTTGAAAACCTGCTAGTTGATGGCAATGGCTACGTATTCGATAATATCCCAGTATATACAGTATTCGCAGTTATTGATTCAGCAGTAAAATCTGGTAGTCAACACGATGGAACGGCTGTAATTTATTGTGCTATCAATAAGCATTATGGAACGCCTTTATTAATACTAGATTATGACATTATCCAAATAGATGGCGCATTGTTAGAAACATGGTTGACGACTGTTTACGAAAACCTTGAAGCCCTATCAGTACAATATAAAGCCCGTATGGGTTCAGCCGGTGTATTTATTGAAGACAAAGCTTCTGGTATGATTTTACTGCAACAAGCCCTTAGGCGTGGCTGGAACGCAACGGCTATTGATTCAAAACTAACAAGCGTGGGTAAAGATGAAAGGGCGTTATCAGTATCCGGTTATGTATATCGGGGAATGGTAAAATTAACAGAACAAGCCTATAACCGACAAATTACCTTTAAAGGCGTATCACGCAATCATTTATTATCTCAAGTGCTATCATTCCGCCCAGGTGATAAAGATGCCTATAAAAGGGCGGATGATGCGCTTGACGTTTTTTGTTATGCAATTGCCATCGCTTTGGGTAATGATGTCGGATTTTAAAATAATATGATATATTACATTAACAAAGCCCTATCATCAGGATAAGAAAGAATGTCAAGTATTGAAATAGGCGGCACTGCATTAGATAGCCCATTACAGCAATTATTGATGGCGGATTATATCCAGCCAGGTTCTGAACCAAGTTATCAATTATGTAAAACAATATATACTTATCACCCAATGGGTAAAAAGCTAATTGATGCGCCCATATCATTGGCGTTATCTAAAGCCCGTGAAATATCCGTTCCAGATAGCCCTGAAGATTTAGTAACTGAATCATTTGAACGTCAATGGCATTTGATGAAGTGCGATAAGTATATTGAAAATGTTTCTAGGCTTGCCGCTATCTATGGGATTGCAACATTGGCGTATGATGTTGTAGGGATTAACCCTGATACTGATTTACCCTATAAGCGATCAGATATTATTCCACCAGATCGCTTACATGAATTGGAAATAATATTTCATACGTTTGATCCAATGAACACTGCTGGATCATTAGTGCTAGATCAAAATCCTGCATCAAAAACCTTTCAAACACCTGTATCTGTATCTGTAGCTGGTGAAGCCTATCACCCATCACGCTGTTTGGTGGTGATGAATGAAGATCCTATATACATTCAATTTACAGCATCTGCATTTGGTTTTGTTGGTAGAAGTAAATATCAACGTGCATTGTTTCCGCTAAAGTCATTTATCAGATCAATGATTACCGATGATTTGGTGCAGGATAAAGCTGGATTATTGGTAGCCAAGATGAAACAAGCTGGCTCTATTGTTGATAACATAATGAGCAAAGCATCAAATGTTAAACGCCAAATATTAAAAGATGCAAGAACTGGCAACGTGTTCAGCATGGGTTTAGAAGAGTCTGTAGAATCTTTGAATATGAAGAATATTGAAGGTGCAGTATCAATCACCCGTAAAAACATTATCACCAACATTGCCACAGCCGCAGAAACGCCAGCGCAGTTATTGACGCAAGATAGTTTTGCTGAAGGGTTTGGTGAAGGCACAGAAGATGCCAAAGCGATTGCAAACTTTATTGACCGTGTACGCATGGACATGGAAGATTCGTTTGAGTTCATGACCAAGATTGTACAACGCAAAGCATGGACACCAGACTTTTACGCAACATTGCAACAACAAATGCCAGCCGAATATGGTGCTATAGACTATACAACTGCGTTTTATAAGTGGGCAAATAGTTTTACAGCAGAATTCCCTGATTTAGTAGAAGAGCGCAAAGAAACTATATTAAATTCTGAAAAAGTAAAATTAGACGGCATACAAGGCATAGTTGATAAATTAGTAGAACATCTTGACCCACAGAATAAAGCCATATTGCTTGAATGGGCGGCTGAAAATGTTAATGAATTAAAATTGACATTCCCCAATAAATTAAATCTTGATATGGAATTATTAATGGCGTATGACCCACAGCCAATAATGCCATTTGGTCAAGAGCAAGTATTTGGTCAAGAGCAAACTGAACAACCTGCGCCTTTTGGTAATAATGAAGTTTAAAGAAGTATTGACCAAAGCAGTTATTGACATTGCCATTCATGGCTTTGATAGCCAATCTCGCATTGACAGGTGGATGAAGGCTCTACGCAATGCGCTTGTTCAAGAAATGCAACCAGAGCATGTTATTAAGCAAAAACTTGATGATGCTATGGGTGACATATTTAAACGCCTAGTAACAAGCCCTAATGCTATTACCAAGCATAAAGGGGTGTCTAAATTTACCATTGATAAAGTTAAGCCAGAACTGCGTGGCGAATTGACAAGGCGTATTGCGACATCTGCTAATTTGATTACGTTAAATCGTGAGCAAATGATAGATCGCACTATGCAAAGGTTTCAAGGTTGGTCAACGTCAATTCCTAATGGCGGTTCAGATATTGTTGCCAAAAGAGAAGTTAAGGCATCTATAGCAAAACCACTAGCATCATTGCCTTTTGAAGAAAGAAGGGTGATGATAGATCAAGGGCATAAATTAACTGCTAACATTAATGCGGTTGTAGCTGAAGGTGGTGGAGCAATTGCGGCTATATGGCATTCACGTTATAGACAAGCAAATTATAACTACCGTGTAGATCACAAAGAACGTGATGATAAGATATATGCTATTCGTGGTAATTGGGCGATAGAAGATGGATTGATGAAAGTAGGCGTTGCAGGATATACTGACCAAATAACAATGCCAGCCGAGGAAGTCTATTGTCGGTGTTCTTATGAATATATCTATAGCTTAAGAAAGTTACCACCAGAAATGTTGACGAAAAAAGGATTGGAGTTGATATGAATGAACTAGATATAGCAAAAGCTATAATCAATGGCGACATGGAATCGCCACAAGTCTATGGGAATATGTCCCTTTATGCTTTACGCATTACAGGCACTGGTGTTGCTTTTCGTGATGAAAAATGCGATAGCGATGACAATGTTATCCAAAAACCTGAATACGTTTACCGTAATCCAGATAATTACCTCAACCAAGATTTCTTAGACCGATGTGCAGGGTTGCCTGTAATTTGGTTTCATCCAGAAAAACAAGTATTAGACCCTGACGAATTTGCTAAACGTGTAATTGGTTCAATTATGCAAGCGTATATTATTGACCAAGAAGTTTGGGGTATTGCAAGAATTTATGATGAAAACGCCATTAAAGAGATGGAGAGCAAACAGCTTTCAACCTCACCAGGCGTGATACTAGCGAAAGCTGTATTGACAACATTAAAAGACAATGATAGTGTGATGAGTGAAATGCAACGCAATAATATTGCAGAGGATGATGCTTATCCATTGTTAATTGAAGGTGAACCGGCTTTACTTGACCATCTTGCAATTTGTTTGCAGGGCGTTTGGGATAAAAGTGGCGAACCGTTAGGCGTTTCCACACAACAACCAGTAAGGATTGATTCAATGAGCGACATCGCAGAAGCAGTACCGGCTTCACCTGAACCCAGTTTGGGTGATTTATTTAAACTCGTGCAAGGACTAGCCGCTGATGTTGCTACTCTGAAACAAGCTGAAGCAAAAGCGGCTGAAGGTCACGAAGAAGGGGTTTCAGTACTTGGCGACCCAGAACTAGGTGGCGAACCTATTGTTCCAGTTGCTGATGCTGAAGAAGATATGGCTCGTAACAAAGCACAAGCTGATGATATGTGCGATGACGATGCAAAAACTCGTTTTGATGACGATGGTGATTATGATAATGAAAGTGATAACAAAAAAGAAGTGGAGGCTAAAGTGGTAGCTGATTCTATTATGAAAGAAAATGCAGCAATGAAAGCTAAGATTGCGGCTATTGAAGCTCGTATGCCAGCTATCTTGTCTGATGCTGATCTTAATGAGCTATCTGCGGCACAAGCTAAAGCTGATTCTGTTGCTCACGCATTTGGCGACAAAGCACCTGCTCCTATGATGGGTGAAAAGCCTTTATCATATCGCAGACGTGTAGCTGATATGTTCAAAAAATACAGTGCTGATTGGAAAGATATGGACTTGTCTGTATTGGGAAGCTCACTCGGTATAGCTGAACGTGCTATCTATGCTGACGCTATGTCTGCTGCTAATATGCCAGCATCTTATGGTGAAGGCGTATTGCGTGAAAGCACTACTCGTATGCGTGGGGGTACAGAAATTACTACTTTTACTGGCGACTCTAACGCATGGATGGGTCAATTTAAACTGCCTGGTTCTAAACTGGTCGGCATCAACACTAAAGGATAATAGACATGTCATTAAGTATTAACCCTATGCAAACTACCAATGCACTTGGTGGATTTAGTATTTCTTCAACTGGTTATGTTCAGGGTGAAGCTATTGATGAACCTGCGGTTCGTTATCAATTAGCTGGTGGCGTTATTGCTACTTCTGAAACTTTACCAATGTGGGGTGCAGTTGCACTTTATGAAAACCTACCATCAAACCCTGATTACACATTAGGAAACACTGTTGGTAGAGCATTAACTAACGCTGCGGTTGCTGGCTTTTCAGTATTCAATCAAGCACATGCTTGGATCAATACTCCACAATCTCCAGTACCAACTGGTCAAGCTGGTCAAACTGCAAATTTCTACCGTTTTGGTTCTGATGCTAAAATTCCAGTAGCTATTGATTCAGCATTTGCTGCAACTTTGGAAGCTGGCGCAACTAACGTACAAGTTAGCTGGGACTTTACTAACCAAAAATTGATTGCATACAGCGCAGGTATCGGTGCTTTACCATGTAAAATTATTGGTTTAAACATTGGTAACAGCAAAACTGTTTCTTACAGTGGTGGTAACGCTACTTGGAACAATTCTGGCTCTGTAGCCCTAATTCAAATCTAAAGGAATCTCAAAATGGCTGGAAATATTACTCCAAGTTGGATTCAGGTCAATCCTTCACTGGTACTACCTGAGTTACTTCTTCAATATCAACAAGCGTCAGGTGCTTTTGGCATGTTGCCAGAGGGTACGCCTATGGTACGTTTATCTGAAGGCGATCTTCAAGTTTACATCAAGAAAGTTGATGTAAGAACTAAAGTTGCCGCTGGTACTAATGCTTACAATGTATTGCCTGGTGTTGCTATAGCAGCACAACAAATCAATACACCAACTTATCTTATCCGTACTCAAGCTGATTATGACCATCATGATCTAGCAGCGGCTGGCAACTGGGGTATTTCACTTCCAGAAGCGCAAAGATTAGGTATGCGTCAAGGTATTTTCCAACAAATGCGTAATGCTTTATTGTACGGTTTTAACCCTGCAAATGGTGAAGGTATTTTAAACGCTGCTGGTGCTACTGCTGTCAACCTACCTGCTGACTCTAATGGCAACACTACTATCGTAACTTACGATAATGGTCAATTAGGTCAATTCTTGTTAGGTCAAATCGGTGCATTGAAAACTCGCATGATGCAAGTTGGTATGCCAGGTAAGATCACAATCACTACTCCACAACGTATTCAAGTTGCATTGACTTATACTGGTATCGTTCAGTTGACTCAATTCCAACGTGAAGGTGCTGGTACTGCAACTATCGCTGAAATGGTAGAAAAAGTAGCAAGCCTACATGGTGATGATGTTGAGTGGTTGTTGGATGATACTTTGATTGGTCAAGGTGCTGGTGGTACTGATGCTATCATTATCTCTGCTCCTACCATCAAAAAACCTGTCGGCACTCCTAACACCAACGAATTTGCTAAACTAGCCCCAGGCTTAGATGCAACTATGTTGATGTTGTCTGATATGGCAGCTCCAAAAGAAATCGTGTCACCATTGCCACAAGGCGGTACTAACATTATTTCTGAATTGCGTATTACTTCTGGTTGGGTATTGCGTCCAGAAGCCGTGACCGTTGTTAGTGCCACATATCAGTGATAATACTATCAACATAGTATTAATATGATACACTACCTCCTTATTTATTGAGGAGGTAGTTTCATGATTCATTATGTATATACACATGCAAAACCTGATACTGAGGATGAATTTGGTATTTTTTATGTAGGAAAAGGAATTGGACGCAGAGCAAGACGTTTTGCAGGGAGATCACCTTATCATAAAAACATGGTTGCCAAATATGGCAAAGAAAATATCATTGTTCGTATAGTAAAAGAATTTGAAAAAGAAGTTGACGCATTAGCTTATGAGATTGAGTTAATCAATAAACTTAAAGGAATGAATATTGAATTAGTTAATTTCACTGATGGTGGTGAAGGATGGGCTGGAGCATATCATTCTGAAGAAACAAAATTAATATTATCTGAAAAAAGCAAAGGTAATAAAAATTGTATAGGTAGAGTTTATACTGAGCAAATGCGTTTAAATATGAGCATTGCACAAAAAAATTCACCTAAAAAAGAAGCGGCAAATAAAAGCCAATCTGAAAAGAAAAAAGGTAAAAAACAAAGTGCTGAAACTATTGAAAAAAGAATTGCACCATTAAGAGGAATTAAAAAATCACCTGAGTTTTGTGCTAATCTTTCAGTAAAAATGAAAGGTCGTATTTTTACTGAAGAACAAAAAATAAACATGTCCAATGGGCAAAAAAATAGTGAAAAAGCAAAAGAAAATTTTAAAAAAGTAATTCAATCAAATATTGGAAGAAAAAGAAGTTCTGATTTTAAAGATAAATTAAGTATAAGGTTTAAAAATGTTCCTAAATCTGAAGAACATAAACGAAAAATAAGTGAAGCCCATACAGGTAAAAAAAGATCTTTTGAAACTAGACAAAAAATGGTAGAAGCTCACGCTAGGCGAAAAGAAAAGATAATACAAGATTCTCTTAATGTTGTATTATCTAATCAGGAAGATATATAGATAAGGATGTTTTGGGCGACCCTCCTTAAAAAAGAGGGTCAATCTTCTAATTAAAATAACCCCAAACATAAAAAAATGAAGTTATACGTTGCTAATACTAAAAAACAAAATGAGCATTTTCACTACCGTGTAATTGGCTCTAGCAAATTAATGAATCAGCATATTTCGGCTGGTCAACAAATTCAAATCTTTGGGGACATGCAACCTGAAGAAGTAAAAAGCATTATTGAACAACATGAGCAATACGGCTTTATTGAAGCATCAAGGATTAAAGGACAGCGTGATTTTGTAGGTTTATGCTACAGTGTAGATGCACCTGTTAAATTAGATTATATTAAATTGGCGTTTGATCTAAACGATAAGGTTTTAGATGAACGTGGTCAAGAAATAAGAAAAGCAGCGGCAATTGCGGCTGACCAATATATTGACCAACTAACACCTGGTGCTGTAAATAACACTCGATCATCAGTAATTGAAGAAGTTAGTCAAGACAAAGACCCTTCAATATCAGAAGGATTTGAAGTTTCACGTGGACGTAAGAGAAAATAAATGCCAACACTAGCAGGGTATCTTGATTATTTGCGTAATATTGTAGGTATAACTACTACTTATTTACCTAACAACAGCCCTGTTATTGCTAGTTCTTATGACATTGCTATTGAAATTGTAAATCTTCAATTGGCGGATATTAGTTCAAACATATATACATTATGTGTATATAACTTGGCGACAGATAATTTAATTAATTTTGCTCAGGATCAACCCGGTCAATGCTATTTTGTTGACCTACGGGCAAGTTTTAAGATAAATAGTTTTGTACCGGGTGTTATAACAGAATCTCATGATGAAAGCACAGGTCAATCTTTATTAAACCCAGAGTTTATGAAGAATCTGACTATGGCTAACCTTCAAATGCTCAAAACCCCATATGGGCGTAACTATATGGGATTAGCGCAATCCTACGGCACTTTGTGGGGTTCTACATGAAATTGCATTTGGGAATTGAGGAATTTCCTTATGGCGATAAAGGATCAATATCTACAGGAGATGTTGCTGAAATACTAGAAGGTAAATACGGTATTATGGAGCATTTTTACTATAATCATGAACAAGAAATATTGAATGATATTGCGGAAACATATTTAGGTATCACAAGCGGTACAGATAGCCGTAGTTTAGATAGCGATATAGCAATAGATTCAATTAATGAAAGATTTAGACGTTTTCTTGCTGATAAAGAGATGGATGGTCAAATAGATGGAGTTCCAACTAAAGCGTCATTACTGGGAAAAAGTATTCGTTTTAAAAGAAAAAAAGGTCCGGTACGTCCAAGTTTTATTGATTCTGGATTATATGAAGTAAATTTTAGAGCTTGGACAAATTCATGAGCATATTAGAGCAAGCAGGAACGCAAGGCTCACAAATGAGTGCGTCATTGTTATCTGGTTTAAATACTTTATCAGAAAACCAAGTAATAACTTTTAACCTGTACAAACAATTAATTTTACCGCTTGATGGGTTTGTATTTTGGGTTCGTGCTGATTTATTGGCAGATGTGCCACCAAGTCCTATAACTATACAAGTTGAAGGATCGTTACATTACAATTCTAATCAATCTCAGAATGAAGATGAAACTATAGCTGTTCAAAAAGTTATATTTACTACAAATCAGGAAGTTGAATCATTTAATTATGTAGAATCAACCTCCATGTATTTGGGGTGTTTTGAAAACTTAGAATTTAGTTTTACCGCTCGTACGATGTATTATAAACAGTCTGGACTGTATCATTATTATGGTGATGCAGTATTTCCAGCTATGCGCTCACAAATCATTAATGATATAGCACAATTATCTGATACGTCCCAAGTTGTTTCTAACAGCTTACCTATTTGGTTGGCGCAAGATGCCCTAATGCCCATATATCCAGCATATCTTGTCCCAACCAACCTAACACCACCGTATGCGGTTATAAATATTCTTAGTAATTCACAAAAAGCATTACAATCATTTCCTTATCTTGACAGCACTTCAAATCATTCGCAGTTGATTCAAGAAACTGTTAAGATAGTTATATATGGATTGCGAAATAACGTGGCTTTGGATTTTCAAGACTATATTTTATCAAATAGTCTGAATGATGAATTTGGTATTATGAATATGCCAATTATTAAGGATGAAGTGAGAACGCAATCTGAATTAAATGTTAGAGGCATGAAAAAATCAATTGAGTTTGAAATAAGCTATTATCAATCTGTTGCACAGGATATAGCACGTCAATTGATATTATCATCAATTCCAACCTATACTTTTATTTAATTAACACAAGGACAAGGCAATGCCACAATCTCCATATTATGTATCAAAAAATCAATCTAACGCATTAGCACCATTAGTATTAGATAACAATGGTAAATCGGTATTAGCTACTGGAAGTCTTAGTTCTTCTTTGAACGTAACTGCATTAACTTTGATTAAAGTTGGCGCTGGCAGAGTAGCTAAAGTTGTTGTAGTAACTGCTGGTTCAGCACCAGGTAAAATAAGCGATGTCGCTACTACTGGCGGTGTTGCTGCTGCTAACTTAATATTCAACATTCCAAACACTGTTGGTATCTATGAACTTGATTTCCCAATTGCATTGGGCTTAGTTGTAACGCCTGGTACTGGTCAAGTTGTTTCAATCTCTTACATCTAAGGATTAGATAATGAGCAATATAGTAAATGTAAATGTAAGCGTACAGGCGGCATCTGCTCCTAGTACCTTACAAGCAACAGGGGCGATAGTAACGCAAGGTGGAACTACAACTTCATCTGGTACTTATACTCTATTAACTAGCGCATCATCATTAACAGCAATATTAGCTGCACCTAAAGCCATTACTACAATGACTTGGACATTGGGTGTTGTCACTGCTACGGTTACAGGTGGTCATGGTTATCCAGTTAGTGCTAACCCCATATCAGCTACTATTGCTGGTGTTACGCCAACTGGTTATAACGGTACTTATTCTATAACTGTTACAAGTGCCACTCAATTTACTTACGCATTGGCTACAAACCCTGGTTCTTCAACAACACAAGGTACAGTAACTAATTATAATGCTGGTTTATTGACTAATTCAGTAGCTACATTTTTTGCACAAGGTACTGCTGGCAGTGTATATGTGTTGGAGTTAGGTTCTGGAACGGCTGCGGCTGGTGTAACAGCGCTACAAGCATGGATTACAGCAAATGCTGGCATATTCTACGCTTATTTGTTACCTGTATTATGGGACGCTGAAGCAACTACACTTGCTTTTGTAAATCAATATACAAGCGTATCAACAGCGGTTTATTTCTTCTTACCAGTTACTGCAACATCATGGGCAACTTATACTGGCGTTAAATCAGTTGTTATGGTGTCTAGTGCGCCAACATCAGCTTTAACTGAAGTACCATCTGCCGCACCATTTCATTTGATGATTGGATATGCTCCAAGTGCAACTAATTTAGTTACACAAGCGGCTTATTCTTACATGTATGGTTTGACAGCATGGAATGTTAATAGCACTTCTATTCCAACAATGGAAACTGCTAAAGTAAATTACATGGCTTCAGGTGCTGAAGGTGGCTTATCAAATGTTATCCTGAAAAAAGGTGTAATGGCTGATGGATCATCTATTCAACATAACTATTCAGTTGATTGGGTATACATCAACGGTAAAATGGCATTAGCCGCAGCAATCATTAATGGGTCTAATAGTGCTGTTAATCCGTTGTACTATAACCAAAATGGTATTAACAGGTTACAAGCATCATTACAAGCCATTATTAACAATGGCGTATCTTTTGGTATGCTTGGTGGTACACCAGTTGTTAATGCTACATCTTATGTTGATTATACAACTGCTAATCCAACTGATTATGCAAATGGTATTTATAATGGATTATCAGTAACTATCAGCACCCAACAAGGGTTCTTGACGATTACATTTAATCTTGTAATCTCTAACCTTGCACCATAGGACATATAAATCATGGCAAGTAATCCTTTAATAGCTCAGGGTACGCTTAACAGATTACGG